CATAAGCATCACCAGTTCCATTTAAACCATTTGTTGAAACAATTTCAACATTAGTTGCTGGTAAGATGAATGAAGAAGAATTTGCATCTTGTGGATTATATGAGAATAGATTTAATGCTCTATATGCCATTATTAAAAATCTATACCAATCGTTTCCAACAAATATCTTAACATCACCTTTAGCAAGTACTGCTGCTGGAATTGCTTTATAAATACCTTCAGTTGCAGCCACACAATTTGCTTGTGTTATTGTAGTAATTGTTGCTACTCCAGTATAACCTGATACGTTAGCATCAACTGGTGAACCAGCAGCAATTAACTTTTGTAAACCATCAAACTTATTTAAGTTAGCACCACCACTTCCAGTGATATCACCTTGCCAAATTGCAGTTTCTAATTGTGCAGCAATTCTTCTATTTTTCTTCGTTAAGTAAGCAGTTTGGAATTCATTGTTACCAAAATCTTCGTAAGTACTTCCTGCTTTTAATGCTTCTTGTGTAAAATATGCTTCCAAATCTTTTGGACATATTTTTTCTTCTACTTTAATTCTACCAACAGAAATTGTACGCTGAGTAAAAGTAGTTGTGCCTGATGGATCAAATGAACAAGCATCTGTTGCAAATACTGCATCTGTATCCATTAAAGGAATTGCAACAACAGATTTTGCATTTGGTATTACAATACCACCATCCTTAATCATTTGTTGTGTCTTTGCATCGAAAACTGCACTTGTTAATAGTGGTTTAACAAGTTGTTTTGTATACGAAGTTAATGTCGCTAAACTTAATGCCATTTTATTTTTATTTTAATTATTAACTAAATAGGATATCGTAAGATTTTGCTTTCTTTTCTTCTGCAAAAGATGAAGATGATTTAACAGATACATCAGGAATTCCAGTTGGTGTTTCTGCAAGTGTTTGTGTAAGATTTAATAAACCTTCAATTACTTGTGTTGCTTTATTTAATCTTGCTTCGTAATCAGAAAATCTTTGCTCATAAGCAGAAAATTTTGATTCGTAAGATGCAAACTTTTCGTTAGTTGTTGTTTCAAACGCTGAAAATTTGTTACCAATTTCATCTGCCATTGGTGTCATTTTTGGTGTCATTTTCTTTGCTTGTGTTTGCATTTCATTTTGAACATCAAGAATTACACCATTATCACCTACAATCAAAGTATTACCATTAGCCAATTCATATTCATCAATTGGTGCTGGATTGCCATCAATTGTAACAATTCCACCAACAATCATTTCTGTTATTTGGATAGTAGAACCATCCATTAATGTAGCATCCATAAGTTGTATTGGATTCGCAGCGGCAACTGGTGCAACTAATTCGTTGAATGTTACACGTAATTTTTCAATGATTTCTTTTGCATTCATAATATATAATGGATTTAGTCTGTGATTAGTTCATTTAACAATTTTGAAATCTGATTTAAAGCATTCTGTTCAGCAGTAATTGGTTCTACATAATCAAATAAACCTTCAACTGAAAAACCACGATAAGTACCTTTTTTTACTTCACTCCACACTTCATCATTTTCTACATAAAAACTACCAAACCAACTACCATCTGCAACTTCTTTAAATTCTGCCATAGGCATTATGCCACGATTTTTATCAACAATAAATGATTCAAACATTGTTACATCATCAACCTTTTGATCAGAATTATGCATTAGATTAACGTGATTTTGAAATTTCTTTTTTGCAAATTTTATGGCAATTTGCTTAATAGTTTCTGCTGAAAATTTTACATAGTGTTCACCAAACTTTTCATTGTTGCGATAAATTAATTCATCTGCTATCATTAATGGACCTGATATAATTCTTTGTTCTTCATTCACAATAGCAAAAGAATGTGATTCCATAAACTTTGAACCTATACCATCTAATTGTGCAATTACATCAGCATTATTATCATAGTGTTTATCAATTCCTAAATCCTTAACTTTTTGCACTTTTGCACTATTGCTTCCAGTTGCATAAACCCTTGATTCAGGAATACCTAAATCAGATGCAGTTGATAGCATACCATCTTTTGAATCTCTTGCCGATATGATATAAATTGTATTGCCTTCTGCAATTAATCTTTTAGCCAATGTTTTGCCACGTTCTGTTGATAGTGTATCATCGTAATCAAAAGATATTTTATTTGCTGCCATAGTTACTGGACCACCAACAACCCAAGCATCACAAGTTCTTTTTGCTGCACACTTAAAATCAAATGCTTCACAATAACCTAAATCACCAGCATCAATAACATTATATGGATCAAGTTCATTGCCAATGCCATTTGCAATACAATCTTTAATTTTTTGACTTACATTAAAAAAAGAACAATTGCCACAAATAGATTGTTTTGCTTCTTCAATAGTTGCGTTAAATTGTTTTGCTTTTCTTATCCAATATTCATCAGAAGGTAAATTTGGATTTAATGGTCCATAGTTAGCAACATCAATTGCATTTTGTCTATCTTTTAAATTTGTAGAAATATCTTGTGTAGCAATTGGACAATTATTACCAACTGCAAAATGTTCTGTCCACATTGAATTACATATGGCAACTGCTTGGTCTGAATCTTTACCTTCTTTGATTACATATGCAATGCATCTTGGTAAAAAATCTATTTTATGTTCACCTTTAGATGGTGAAACAAATTCATCTTTAAAAGCAAGAAAATCTTTCTTAATTGCTGGTTCATCAACTAATGCTATATAAGATACTTCTGCTTCGTTGTTTATATCTTCTGATATCTTTAATTCGTAAATTGGTAATGTCATTTTTTATAATTTAGTTAGTTAATTCTTGCTGCTCTGTTTAATCTTCTGATACGTTCCTGATTACCTGATACATCAGATTCAAGAACAAATGCACGATTAGTTGCTGAACCTAATTGATTTATCTGTGATTGATTTAGTGTTGTTGTTTGTAATTGTGGATTTAATGGTGCAGTTTGTCCAGCCATAGCAGTATTAGTTGGTAATGAAGTTGAACCAGCACCACCACCATTTGGTACTTTTACTGCCAATATTTTTTTGACATTAGCAACACCAGTCGCAATTGCTAAACCAGCATTAATTGGTGCTAATACTGGACCAACAAAAGGAATTCCAATTGTTGCTTCATATGCTTTTTGAGCAGAAGTAATTGTTGAAATTGTTGTTGATATAACTGCCAATGCTTTTCCAACACCAGTTTGTTCACCAAGTAAACTTGCAGTTTTCATTAAAGTATCAGCAATAGCATCAGATGCTTGAATTGTTGCATCAACCTTTGCCTTTGCTAAATCTTTTTCAGATTGTAGCAATGCATTATTTATCTGTTGATTCTGAATAGCATATTTCTGTTTTATTTCTGTTGTTGATAAACCTGATTGTTCAGCAGCAGCAATTTCTGCATCACGTTTTACATTTAACTGCTCAATTAATGTTGCAGATTCTTGTTTTGCAATTTCAATTAATTGTTGTGCTTTAGTGTATGCATCAATCTTTTCTTTTTCAATTAATCCTTTCTTTAAATTATATTCTGCCAATGCATTATCAATCTGTGCATTTTTAGTATCTAATCCACGTTGATTTCTGATTTTATCAATATCTGCTTGTGCAGCATTTTCAGCAATTTGAAGTTCTTGAATCTTTGTTTTCAATTCAATTTCAGCATCTAATCTTGCTTGTGTACCTTCTTTAGTTTTATCAATATTTTCTTGCAGTCTTGTGATTTCAGCAGCACGTTCTATCTCACGAATATTTTGTAGTTCTAATGCTTTTGCAAGTTCATCTTTAATTAGTTCAGCATCTGCTTTTCTTTTATCTAATGCAAGTTGAATATCTGATTGTGAACGTAGTTTATTCAATGCAAGTAATTCTTTATTTAATGCAACGGAATTTACTAACTGCTCTGATTCTAATCCAGTAATTTGTGCAAGTACTCCAGCACGTTCATTATATGCTTCTTTTAATGCAACCTGAAATTCAATGCTTGATTTATTTGAATTTAATTCTGCTTGTGCTGCTGCAATCTTTTGGTCAGCCAATGCTACCATTGCATTTTTTTGCTCATTCAAAACTTTACCTAAATCTTCATTTGCTTTAATTCTGTCTGCAATTGAATTAGTATCATCATCACGAATCTGTCTTAACTTTTCTGCTTGTCTATCGTATTGTTCAACTAATCCTTGTAATTCTGCTTGTGCAATTTTAGCAGTATTTTTTAGTGAAATAATTGCTTTTGAATTTTCATAAATTGCTTTGACATTAATTTTTGATGCACCATCTACAACACCACTAACAACATCACCAACAGATTTAACTGCTTCACCAAAATTATTATAAATGTCTTTGCCTGATTTAACTGCATTATCAGCAACTTCTTTTATACTATCTTTTGTTTCAGTTATTCTTGAATTTAAATCAGCAATAACTTTTGGATCATCATCACCAAAAAAAGATTGTTCCCAAGCAAGTTGTGCTTCTTCAATAGTTAATTTAATTGCATAAAAAGATAATTTTAATGGTGTGAATGCAAGATTAATTACACCCATAACAACCTTACCTAATGCTTCAAATCCATTAGATGATTTACTTACTTTTTCAATAACATTGCTGATAACTTCAACTAATGCACCAAGTA